TAGCTTTAGTATCTGAGTAGCCATAGTAGGCTTTGACACATTCTATATCTTCAACTTTATCCGATTTATCCCACTTGTGAAAAGGTCTTTTCATGGACCTTACAGTATTTATAAGATAGAGATATTGTAACTTCTTATCTAACCAAGGACGTTCATTCATTTCACTAGCAAAACCAACACAATCTAAATGCTGTGATAGTGCTTTATTGGTGAGAAATGGACTATAATCTTTTTCTGACGCGATATCAATCATGAGATTTTTTTTACTTATCAAAATCTCATTTACATAATCAAAAACTTTAGGCATTCTATTCTCCAGAGGTTGAAAAAGACATCAGTTCCTCTATTTCTTTTTTAGTTAATGGTCTAACTCTAGTGACTGCAGGATCATTTAATCTAATACCATACATGTATCTTTTACCACTAGAAGTGTATTTGTCTTTTTTTGGTTCATATTGAAATGGTGTAAATGTTTTAGGATCAACTTTCAGTATCCATCCAGAACCTTTATATGCGTAAAATTTATGTGGAACCGTGACAAAATATAACTCATCAACCATCCTACATTTTTTAAGTTGACCAGTTCTAATTGAAACGCATCTTAGTTCAATATAGGGTGTCTGAGTTTTTACTTCAATAGTTTTACCGTTAACTAGAATTGTTTGTGAGTCTGCATCACCATCTTCGTCAGCTTCCACAACTTTTCTAACTTTTTCATAAACTATCATATCTTTAGTGCTGTCGTATAAATCGATGGCATCTTCTACATATGTGTTGTCTTTTGAAGAAAACATGTTACGAATGATTTTCTCGCCAACTTGACCAAGCTGAGAAATCTTAATATCTCGTTTAAGTTTTTTAATCTCTTCTATTTCATCCATGAAGAATCTTCCTCTACGTATAAGTTTGGATTAGTTCTTTTATAATTAATATCATTAAAAGCTGTGTTAAGTTTTATGGCAATTTCTTCGGTAATATCAGATAGTTTAACACTAATATCTTGACCTGCATAATATTCTACTGCTCTTACGGTAATACCGTAAAACTCTTCACCAAAAGCTTCTAGATATCTTTCTCCACCGATATGTCTTTCATCACTTCGCAATGTTTTTCTAACAGCACCACAAAATTTACCTAAACGTTCACGAGTTGAATTGCCTGAATATCCAACATAAAGCGGAACATTGTTACGATAGATACAATGAATACCATTATCTGGTAATTTAATGTTATTTGGAATTAAAGATACGCCTTTACCTGAACTATCGTAATTGGGTTCAAAAGCTACGTTTTGTGCATTATTTAACCCACTAATAATTTCTTCAGCGTAATCAGAAGCAATTTTTACTTCATTTCCCCATAAGTCTTTTATCATTTGAATTTACTCTCCACCATAATATACGATAGTAATGCTAGGTCATTGAGTTGTCCATCAGAAACAAAAGCTCTCTTATATTGATAGTCTGCTAATGTTATGATTAAGGCTGGCACATAACTCGGGTCTACGACATCATACAACGTATCGAATAACTTTCGATATAAGCTAGCGGATTCGTAATCGTTATTAGCTACCCAACGCTTAAGACCACCGAAATCTTTATCTTTTATATATTCGATAACTTGTTTAATATTCTCATCAGACACATTTGAAAGAATATTGGTGTCTATCTTACCAAACTTAGAGAATCTTTGCAACTCATTAAGCACACGTCTGAAATCTGGAAAATGTTTTTTAATCACTTCAGCAACAACAGAATCAACAGAATCTACATTTTCTTGCTGTAATATAGATTTGATACGTTTGAAAAAAGCACCAGCCATTGCATTCTTTTCTTCTTTGTTCAAACGAAAGTCGATAACCGCACATCTTGAATGTATAGGTTCGATAATCTTTTCTTTGAAGTTACATGTGAATATAAATGTGCAATTACTGGAAAACTCTTCAATGAAGTTTCGAAATGCTGCCTGTGCATTATCTGTTAGATAATCAGCTTCATCAATAATGATAACTTTTCTTCCACCAGATAAGCTAACGGTCGAAGCATAGTCGACTACGGTATTTCTAACCATATCAACACCGTTGTTACTCGAACCATTGATTGTTATGTAGTCACAACCGACTTCTTCACATAGCGCTTTAGCAACGGTTGTTTTACCGACACCAGCACTACCTGTAAGCATTAAGTTGGGGATATTTTTAGACGAGACATATTCTCGAAATGGTATTTTCAGTCGTTCTGGAAGTATACAATCTTCAACTTTTTTGGGACGATATGCTTCTACCCACAAGAACTGACTCTCATTCTTATCAATCATACTTACTCCATTATATAAAAAAAGACATCGCACCACATATTGTAGTGATATGGTGCGATGTTCAAAGTCTAGATAAACTAGACAGACGCACTATAAAGAACTATTAAATCTACCAACCAAATCAAGATAATTTTCGATAGAATGATATTCTACTCCCGTAACAGTTAAAATTCTACTGTTATATTTAATTAAGTCGTTTGCCTGAATTTCAATAATGGCAACTACGTGGTTGGGGTTGATAGCAACTGAGAACTCTTTATCTCCATTAAAACATTGAACATAAACTAACATTATTGAGCCTTTTGAAATTTAGAACCAGGTTCTGTTGTTATCCAATACTCAACATCAATATCTGTATTTTTCCAATGTGACACACCCTTAGAAGAGATGTTGATATCATAATTACCGGGAATAATTTTTAATGATTCTATTTTAAAGTGGATATTGTAAATATCACCAGAACTCTTATCTAATTTTAGATTGTTTGCATGACTTTTATTGCCAGCAGCATCGAACGCAGAAATGAATACATCATTACCATCTGAATACACGCCTAGATGTGGTGTTGATAAAACAGAGGCTGTTTTGAATAACCATTCTAAATCGTCTTTAGATACCTTTATATGAATCTCTGCTTCTGGAAATTTAATGTCCGTTTCTGGTGGAACAACAATCATTGACTTTTGAGCAAATCGATAAGATAGTTTTGCTCGACCCTGTTTACTTGACATCAAGACGTGCTCTTCATCAAAACTAAATTCTGCTGTATCTAGTAATGATAATACAGATAAGAAGTTATTTAGGTCATAAATAGCAAATTCATTTGTGAATTCATCTTCGATAGTAGCTGTAGCCAATACGTTTTTATGTGGTGATACTGTCTTTAATACTTTACCCTGTTTAAATAACATACCCTGGTTAATAGTAGAAAAGTTTTTAATAATATCAATAGTTTTTGCGGATAACTTCATTATAAACTCCAATTTAATTGTGAAAACATAGTATATATCACTATTTTAGTTTGTGCAACATCTCTTCAATTTTATTTCCTAAATCTTGAAGAGTTCCATCATTGTTGATTGTGTAATTAAAATCACAACCTATCCAATCCCATTCAGATGAGTGTATATCAGGAAACTTCTGTTCCATCAATTCATGTTCATCTTCTAACAACCAGTGCTTTTCTATATCTGTCGAATTCTGTATGAGTGCTGTGTTATACCAAACAGGCTCTTCACCTCTGATAACTCGAACTACGATACCACCGTTTTTTTGAATATAGTCTATCTCATTTTTAAATCTAACATCGGTAACAACAACGTCTTTACCTCTTGCTCGATTCAACAATGAAATTACCCAGATATCTTTATGAAAAACATTTCTACCCGCTTCTGTGCCCATTAGTTGTAAAGCGAGTCTAGGTGTGAACTGCTTTTGAAACTGTTCTGACCAATAAGCATCTGGTTCTTCTCTCCACTTGCGAGATACTTCCGTATCTCCTTCAAGTAGATTTCTTGGCCAACCAAACATTACGGATACGGCATCTTTCAGAGGTTTAGCGAAACTGTCTTTGATAAATCCTTTACTTTCAAGGATATCGCCAACAGTTCCTTTACCTGAACCTATGAAACCAACAATACCGATTAACATTATAACTTACCTATATACTCAGCAATTTTAGGCATATTACCAGTAAATGCATAGGAACCAACGTGCTGTGTTTTCATCCATGGACATAAATGAATTTGACCTTTCATTTTACGCCACATTTGACAGAACATATAATCTTCGCTGAGATACCTATCAGATCCTCCACCAGTAATGGAGTCTTTTGTGTCGATAACTGTATCAAAGAATGCGTGAATGTATCGAGTGCCATCGAAGTTGGCTTGACCAACATGGTCTGGTTTATAGTGTATCATAGGATACTCTACTTTCATTTTCTCAAACACATCTCTCTTAATCATCATGAAGCCTGTGCCAATCTCCATAACTTCGAGTGGCTCATTGACAGTGAACTTTTGAGTGCCGTGAACAACGTTAAAGACATACTCACCCACTAACTGCTCGAGTTCATTCGCTGGCATATCAGGATTCTGACGAGCCGCCTGAGCAATATTATTCCAATTGATTGCTTTTTTAGGATACGGACCACCAATAACATCTTTATCTAATGCTAGTAGGGCAATTACGTCTTGGGGGTTATAGTGAATGTCTGAATCGATGAATAGCATATGAGTGCAGTCTGACCTCAAGAACTCATCGACTAGGTAATTACGAGCACGTGTGATTAATGATTCATTGAATAGGAAAGAGAACTTAGTCTCAACTCCATATTTGCCTAGAAGTGTTTGAAGGTCTAGACTAGATTTGATATACATACCGTGTGCCATACCACCATACATCGGTGTTGCCACAAAAAGTTTGTTTTTCTTCAAATCTTCAATTTTAACTTGTATTTCCATAATTTTTTCCAATAATAAAAAGAAGTGACATAGTATATATATCACTTCTTTCAGGTTTTACCTCATTAGAAAGGTATATTTTTATACTCTGGGATATCTGAGAGCGCTTGCTTTATTTCAATCTCAACCTCAGGTTGTTCTGGTAAAACTGACGCATCGATTTTAGTGTATAAGTCTAAGAATGTTGTTTTAGTCTCGTTATCAAAACGATTTAGACATAACTCGATAGATTTTAATCGGTCTTTAAAAACACTAAACGTTTTTGTAATGTGGGTCAAACGACGTGTCGAAATAACTTCATCTATTCCACCCTCATCGAATGTTTTACGAATCACTTCTGCCCAATCGACTAACTTAACAGCAAAATCATCGTCATCTATACCTAGACTTTGTAATTCTTTATTCACGATTTTACGTTCAACTTTATTTTCTGGCCAACTTTGTTCGTATGTATTTAAGAACCGCTCTAAGAAAGCTTCGTTAAGAATATTGGTAAACATGTATCGACCGTCATCAGAACCCTTACCCTTAGTATTAGCTGTTGCGATGATAGTGAACCCTTCAGCAGGAGTTACAATCTCATTTTTCTTTTTAAGTAAGAAAGGTTTACCTTCAAGCACACGCTGTAAGGAAGCTAAGTTTTGAGCACCGTAATCAATCTCATCGATACATAATACAGCACCTTGTCGAGCAGCTACAGTAACTGGACCATCACGCCACACCATCTGACCGTTAATTAACACGTAGTTACCTAACAAGTCACCCTCATCAGTTTCTGGTGTCATTGAGATAAGCACGAACTTACGTTTTAATTTAGCACACGCTTGTTCGACAGACATTGTCTTACCGTTACCAGAATGTCCTGTGATAAAGATTGGATAGAACTGATTAGAACCGATAATCGAAACTAAGTCATCAAAGTGTCCGAATGGGACATAGTTTTTATACACATTGGGCACTAAGCTTTCGGTGTCTAACATTGTTTGAACGGTTGTGATTTGATTCACAGCTTGAGCAACAGGATTAGTTTTCAATGGAACAACATTCTCTACAGTATCGTTTGAATTTTCAAAAGCTGGCACACGAAATAGTCCTCGACCAACTCGATACTCATTGTTTTTAGTGAACCACTGTGGCTCAGTAAGATTTAATTCTTTGGCTAAATTGATAACTTCGAGACGGGTGACAGTTTGCTTACCTGTCTTAGTTAAAGCATTCAAAAGTATTTCACGAGCATTCATAATATATTTCCTCTATCAAGTTGTTACATCAATAATGGTATAGCAATTTGAAACCGAAGTCAACATTTATATTGCGATACCTTCAATAAATTTTGTAGCTAGTATCCTGTTAACTTGTTTGTTTTTATTAATCTTACGAAGTGAATTATACAGTTTACTTACGGTAACTTTACCATTAACAGTCAACTCTTCGTTTTCGATTTTTAAGTTTTTACCACCAAGAATCAAGTAAAACTGTTCATATCCAGGGTTTTTAGAAACTAATATTTTTTCTTTTTTAATTTCTGTTATTTTTTCTTGGACACTATGATACCTTTGTGGATAATGCATCTCGGTAATTTTTTTATTGTTTGCATCATAATATCGACTCTCTATGTTCCGAACTAATTCGTGCTTGGAGTCGCTGGTAATATAGAAACCAAATATTTTGGTACCTGTAGTTTGTTTGAACCATTCAAAAATTGCTTGGCGAATCATTTCTGTCCTAGAAATATTTTGTTCACTATTCACTAAGAAGTCTAATTTTTGCTTGGTGTCACGCAACATGTAACGTTGACTGCTATTCTCGCCTATGTAAGATTTATTAAACCCCTCTGATTTATATGTGTCGACTGAATCTGCATCACCATCGTGAACAATTATTAAGTTGACAATATCGAGGTTGTTTGTTTTACGGAAATCTTTAACGATAGGATTAAGTGTGACTAAACTCTCTATCAGTGGCGTTCTACCTAAATTCAATTCAGGTGGCACTAGATTATAACTAGACTCTTCATACATATACGCTAATACACTTAAGTTTTTAATTGCATTATTGAAATCAGAAGATTTCATTTTAGAGTTTACAAATTCAATCAGTTTAAATTGAGAAAATTGCAATGTATTATTTTCTTGGACAAAGCATTCATTAATTTCTTTGTCATCAAAATTTTTCGATGTAAACCCATACACAGTGAAGGGTATGTTAACTTTGCGGCAAAAAGAAGTCAGCACTTGAATCTGCTCTACTGAACCAGTCATGTTTTTTGACATCGAACCAGACATGTCTAGTAACAAAACTAATCCGTGTGATTTACCTTTAGGCACAATAGTTGCTTTACGAAAAATTTCGTCATCTAGTTGATACTTGTAAATTTTATTGATGTCTATGTCACCGGTGGATGACATTTTTGATTTTGAGTATGACTTAGCTGCTTTACGCATTTCAAACTCTTTGGCGAGTAATCCTATGTATTTCTCGTTTTTAGTTTTGAACTCATTGTGTAATTTAACAGCATCAATACGATAAGCATCAACATAATTCTGTATTATTTCATTGATATCTTTTGGAGAAGTTATCATCTCTTTAGATTTTAGTTGAGGTATACTTATGTAATTGTAGGCTTGAATTTTACTAGATATCAATTTATCTTCGTTTTTTCGAAAAGCCTCATCAGATTCACATTTAGGGTCACCATATTTTTCATCAGTATCTTCAGCATCTTCTGAGACTTCACCATCTTCGACTTCTTCATTATCAGCATCTTCAGCATCTTCAGCGTCTTCAGCATCATCGGAGTCTTCGACATCAATATTTTTGTTATCTGTAGGTTCTGAATCTTTTTCGGTTTCTTCGTTCTCTGCATCTTCGACATCATCATTTTCTGGTGAGTCTTCATAGTCATCAGGCAATTCGCTATCACCGAAGTCATATTCATAATCAGACACATCGTGTTTTGGTAAGTCTTGTTTTTGTTCTTCTTTTGAGTATTCCCAAACTTTTTCTGTTGCGTATACAACATCATTCCAAGTTTCGGCATTCTCAACAAGTTTCAAAAGTTCTTTTTCTTTATTGCTTACGAAATTAACTTTAGAGTTAATACCAGCTTTACAGTAGATATTCAACCTGTCGATAAAAAACATTTTGTTAACGTCTTTATCTGCGATACCGAAAAAGTCTCTTTCAAGTAACTGGCTGTATGCACCGATAAATGAGCGACGAATACCCGGGTAACGACGTTTGATTTTTTTCTCAATACGTGCATCTTCGACTACGTTAAGGAAGTGTTTATAGTTTTTGCCTCTATCACAAATGGCATCATGCCAACCTTGAAGAGGAGTTTCGAGTGCGTGACTAACTTCGTGGCCCAGTAATAGGTCATACATCTGACCTGACATATCTTCCCATATAGGGCAGACTAATGTTCGAGTCTCGAGGTTAAACTTCGCTGTGAAAGTGTTCTGGTGTTCAATATTGATATTTTCTGTTGCTAGCAATTTGGCTAGCTGTGACTTTGTTTCTACTGAAAAATCTAACATAATATAAGTTACCTCATCAAACTACATAACCATTATACAATAACAAAAACCTCAAGTCAACATATTATTTCTACCAACTAGAATTATAATACACTTCTTTTTCTTCTATGATAGCATTTTTTGCTAATGCAACGAAAGCGATATCTTTATTGTATTGGTATTCGTCTGCACTAGAATCTTCACCGAAAAAGAAACCTTGTGTTCCCTGTAAATTGTGATTCTTCACGTCTTTTTCTAGTCTAAGGATGTCTGCTAGCTCTAGTTTCAACTCCACACCATTAAAAGTAGCGGTTTCTGGATTATCTACACCCGGCTTACCTTTTTGTTCCCAAAGTGCTTCGAACCAACCGTGAAGTGCATTATGTTTTCGCCAGTATATTAGTGAGTCAACTTCCTCTTGTTTGGTTGTTTCATCTTTCGTATATGTATACATATCTAAACCCATGTTTATATCTCCTGTTAAGTTTGATATGATTATACTAAATTTAATTTTTTTGTCAATAGATATTCAGATATTATAAAAACAGTTTAGATATATCTTTTATGGGATAAGCTAGTGTCTTGATTTTAGGTGTAATTTCTATACCAGTTTTCTGAATGAATTCAATCATATCTTCTTCTGTTTTGAATCTAACGATAACGCTTCTGTCACCTTCTTTAACTACAACACCATCTGGATTAAAATATGACATTAATCTTCTTCCTCTTCATCAAATGCAACATCGTTAGTTTTTTTAAATTCCATACCATATTCGTAATTTCCTATTGGAAATTCAGTATTGCGAATCAGTCTTTGTTTCTTATAGACAGAATAATCTACCCAATGGTGCCATCTTTGGTTCATCCACACAACCCTAGCAACATCTGGATGCATTTCTTCTAGCATATCCGATTTTGGTTTAGTGCCCTCTTTACTATAAAACTCTTTAGTATTACCACCGGCCATAGCTTGAGTTGCCATTTTACCTTGTAAGAACGCATTATACTGAATAGTGCAATGTCCGTCTTTTAGTATTCTTAAAGATAAATCAGTGTCTTCGTTGTATCTACCTCTCCATCGATATGGTATATCATTGAGAATAAGATTGCACGAATATATTCTAGTGTTTAACCAGAATGGTGGATTTTCCATATGGGGTGGATTAAAGAATCTATAGTGTGGTCCAGACATATAGACATTATCGTATCTTTCTGTGTGGTCTTCCATTGCTCTAAATATTGCACCAGAAGCCACAATAGTTCTCTTTGAACCATCAAGTCTATAGAAGTTTTGAATGTTGTCATCCATAACCCAATGTCTTTTAAAACCTAGTTTCATTGAGTGTTCCCAAGCAAAATTTCTAGCTGCACCAGGACCCTTAGATTTAGTATTTCCTAAGTCATCAAACGTATCATACTCATCTAGATATTTCTTTTCCAGTATAATCACGGTAACAAATTTTTGGTCTACTCTAGACACATAATCATCATATTGATGTTCTTCTACCACAATATAATGTGGCACTTTCATTTTACATAATGAGTCAGAAGTCGGTCTTTTTTCAAATCTACCTTTAGACACTATGTAGATAGGATATTGCGGTGTGTTATCATCGTTATAATCTGATACATATCTGATACCAGAGTAATCATCAATCGCTCTTTTAGGATACCAAGTGCTTTTTGTTTTATCAGTTAAGTTTATTTCCATTAATTTGCCGAACTCTTCCACATCTTTGTCGGTTTTAAATGTAAACTTAACTTGAGCAAAGCATTCTGGCGCAGATGGTTCGTATTTTGGCATTTGATTCCACTCGTCCCATGGATTATCTTCGTCTAAATAGCGAACTTGTTCGGACACTTCTTCACCAAACAAATTGATAATTTTTTCGTTTTTTAACTTTTTTGATGCCATTATGATTTACCTTTTAAAATCTTTTTCATCAACTTAACTTTTCTCTTTTTCGCCATACTTAGCGCAAGAGGACCAACTTTCTGAGAAAGTTTGATACCGTTCATATGGTCTAATTCATGTTGAAAGCATTGTGCTGTAATACCTTCCATACGAACGTTAATCAACTCACCCTGTGGAGTTAAGTATTCGACTTGAATCCATTTATGTCTAGGCACAAATACAAATATTCCTAAGTATGATAAACAACCTTCTCTTACTTTGTCAAGCTCTTTTGAATATTCTACTATTTTAGGATTAATGCATGCTATCTGAAACTGGTCTGTGCCAATAATAAAAACTCTCGACTCTATTCCACATTGATTAGCAGATAGTCCTAATCCATTATGGAGTTTCATGGTCATCTTTAATCGATTGACTAGTCTAGTCATACCCAAGTTAGGTAAAGTTTCTTTGTATTCAGGCATAACTCTACTTAACATCTCAAAGTTTTCGTCATGCAATGGCAGTGCCTCAATCTCTTCCTCAACTATACCACCAGTGTTTATTGTTAAAAACTCACTCATTTTTTGTCATCCTAGAAAAGTTATTAATTTTCTCAAATCGAATCGTTGACCTAAATTTATCTTGTAGTATATCACCTTTATGACTTATTACAAACAAATTTGTATCTGATAACAAGTGTAAAATACTCATTAGATATTCTGTGCCGTTAGCATCAAGGGATGAGTCAAACACTTCATCGAGTATCAACAGATTGGTATTCGTAGAATTTTTCATTTTTGCAATATGTCTCCAAGTCAACATTAGTGACATATCAATTCTTTGCTTTTCACCTTCTGAAAATGACGCATAGCTAAAATCGTCTCTGTGCCTAGATTTTATGGTTTCTTTGAATGTTTCGTCTAGTGTGAAATTCACGAAAAAATCTAAAGCAGAAAGATACTTATTAACAGTCTTATTGATAATAGGAATATATTGTTTGATAATTCTTGTTTTAATTCCTGTATCTTTTAATAGTGTAGAAGCGACTTCATAATAAGATTTTGTTTCTATCAACTCTCTTTTTTTGATATCAAGTTGTTTCAACTCTTCTTTTAATGTGTTTAAGTTTTCTGTTTCGTTTATCAAATCTTCTTTTACTGTATTAAAATCCGCAATCTGTTTATTGAGACTAGTAATGTATGAATTGATTGATGATATGGATGTGTTGTTCGTATTTACAACAATCTGCTTTTTTTGTATATCGTTTAGTGTTGTTTGAATAACGTCAAGCTTTTTCTGATATTCTTTTGCTTTTTGTTCTGCAATAGAAAGTCCATTATTATTTTGTTCTATCTTTTCTGTTAAGTCTTTAATTCGCTCTTCTTTAAAATCAACATCAATTTTTTGCTTACATGTTGGACAATCATCGCTAGTCTTAAAGAAAGATAAGTGTTTGTGTGCTGTGCTAAGGTTATTTTGAATTTGACCTTCGTATTGATTTAGTTTCTTAACGCTACTTTCAATTTCTACTTTGTTTTGTATTTTTGATTGTAAAGTTTTAATTTCCACTAATACTTCATTTGTTTTTTTATTGAGTGTTTCTATTTGTAACATCGATTTATTGATGTCCGCTTTTAATTCTTGTATTCGATGGTCATTGTCTCGACTATTCTTTTTAATATAAGAGTCTTGTATTTCCAGAGATTCTGTTTTCTTTTCTATGGTATACTTGTTATCGACAATTTCTGTTTTGTTTATTGAAAGATTATCTTTTAATACCGTGTTCATATTACTGAAAATTTGTATGTCCAATAAATCCTCAATAATCGACCTTCTGTCTGCTGTGGATAATTGCATGAATGGCACGAATGACGCAGAACCCAGAATTACTATCTGAGTAAATGATTTGTAGTTTAACTTAAGGATAAACTTCTCGAGGTATTCCTGATAGTCTCTTGCCGCAGCGTCTTGATTGACTAGTTTATTGTCACAGTAAATTTCAAATATGTTTGGTTTAAGACCACGAACAATTCGATAACTCTGATTGCCAATATTAAAGAATACTTCAGCAATACAATCTTTCATGTTTATGGAGTTAAGTAATTGCGGTTTATTGATGTCTCTAAAAGCTTTTCCAAACAATGTAAAAGTCAGAGCATCTAGCATGGTAGACTTGCCGGAACCATTATTACCCACAACTAGTGTGTGTGATGTTCTATCTAAATTAATTTCTGTCCAGTAGTTGCCTGTAGACAAAAAATTCTTAAATTTCAATACTTTAAAAACTATCATTCGTTTCTCTGTAAATTTAAAGCTTCAACATATAGCTCTCGCATATGCGTTTTGAGTTTATCAGTATCTACATCTAACTTCATGTTGTCAATGAATTTATTTAATATTGTTATTGTATCTTCTGTTTGGTTAATATCATCGTCATCCTCTATCATCACATCAGAGAAGTCTTCGACAATCGATATATCTAAAACACCTGCTTTATATAGATTATCCAACACCATATCAAATATATATGGATTTTGTTTTGTGATAATAATAACTTTTACATAAGTGTCTTTATGACCCACGTAATCAAAGTTTTTCCAGTAGTCGATGTCTTGAATAGTATCGTCGTATGTTATCTTATAAAAAATATGATTGGGATTAGGCACAAAATCTAAATCACGTGTTTTTGTATCGAACACATGAAATCCTCTGACATCACCATAATCTGCCCATGTCATTTCATACTGATTACCCAAGTAATATATTGGTCCTTGACTTGTTTTATAATGGAAGTGACCTGACATGACCATATCAAATCTATCGAAAGTTTCTTTATTCATACCGCTTTTAGCAATATTACCTCTATCCATTTCAAATCCAGCAATCTCAAAATGTCCAAAAACTATTTGTGAGGGTGTGTCTGATAGAAACTTCATCGATTCTTCGTAATTTTCTGAATTTATCCATGGCACCATAGCAATCTGAAGTTCATCAAATATCAATTCTTTTGGTGAAGTATAGATATGGACATTATCGTAATGATTGAATAGCTCATGCATTGCGTTTATGTCGTTTGAGTTTTTGTATGTGACATCGTGGTTTCCTACTATGACATGCATAGTGATACCTTCATCGCGGATACGGTCAAAAAATCTTTTTCTCCACGAGTTTAACGTAACAAAATTAATAAACTTACGTCTATCAACAACGTCGCCAAGGTGGCATATAGTGGTTATGTTGTTTTCTTTTAGATAGGGAAAGAATGTGTTTTCCCAAAACTTGAAAAAGAATTCGTTGAATACGGGATTATCGCCTCGCGCACCCGCGTGAGTATCGTTTATGAGAGCTATTCGCATTATTTTTTTCCATTATCTATAACACGCTTTCTAAGTTCTGTGGTAGAAAAGCTATGTTTTCTTTTGTTGTAGTATATAGGAATATCTAGTTCTTTTCCTGTAAAGTGAACATCTTTATATTCCTCACCAATAATACGTATATCAATATGGTATGACAATAGTATATCTAACAGTTCTTTTTCTGTAGTGTATGGCACAATTTCGTCAATGTATTTACATGCTTGAAGTTGAACAAATCTTTCAAATAATGATTGAACAGGTTTATTCTTGGTGTCAGGTCTATCAATAGTCGGGTCAGTTTGTAATCCTACTATTAAATAGTTACATTGAGTTTTAGCTTCTTTTAGCATCATAATATGTCCAGCATGAAACATATCATAAGATGAAGCAACAAATCCAATTTTCACATTATCCACGTTATTCTTCCTTAATATAGAACTCTTCCAAACCTTTAGCTTTGGTCTTTTTCTTTTTCAGTTGCTCAGCTCGTTTAATTTCGAACGTTTCAATATATTCGGTTATATTATCATACATTTCAAATTGACGCATATTGCCGTATTCATCTTCATACATTTCACCCTCATCTAAAACACCATACTGTGCGGTTGCTTTATATTTTAAGTATAGCTGTTTCTTTTCACGAGCAATTCTACGCAAAAAAGCATAGTAAACTATTTGAGTGAAATACGCAAATGGGTTTTTTGATTTTTCTGGATCAAAATTTCTAAAGTACATGACACAGTTTTCTATTCCATCAGAAATCATTTCTTCTTTAAACGAATACGATATAAAGTTGGGTTTACGAGCAAGATGTAAAGATATCTTCAAAAAACATTCGCCTATGTAGTTTGATACTATAGGTTCTGGTTTACCAGCTTCAACGGCATCAATGCATTTTTTCTTATGGTCAATTAACGCCTGTAAAAAATCTGGATTATTGATGTAGTTCTTTATAACTTTTTTCATATTTTCTCAACTTTATATTGACAACTCGTTAGGATATCGTTATATTAGGCATGTCCGCTGTGATGTATTAAATAAATGTTTAGTGTATTGTCTCTGGTGTATCATCAATAGATTGATTGTCTTGAGTTTCTTCATCCAAATAATCATCATAAAACTCTTCTGTATCAATTAAATCATTTTCCAATAAGATGTTATCTGGATGTTCAACTTCTGGTAAATCAGATGGTCCGTTATGGTATTCAAAAACCATCTTATGATAATACTCTTTAATGACTTTCGTTGGTGTCATTATAGTTAAGATGTCTGTTGTGTATACTTGCGCTACATTACGCTCTATAACATCAATAGGTAACCATGGAGTCATAAGTATTTTAGACTTATAATCTCCGCTTCGTCTAATGATAAAACAAAATGGATTTGAAAGCGTA